AGTGTTGTTGTCTTCTGCCACCTGGGCCAGCTCCGCCACGGCGAGCTGCGTCTGAGTGAGCGCGTCCGGCTCCGGCTCGGGCGCAGGGGTGGGCGTTGGGACGGGGAGCTGTGTCAGGAGGATCGATCCGCCCGTCTGTTCCACCCGCAGCCAGTCGGCCACGGTATAGGAGGCCAGCAGAAACGGCCCGTCCTCAAGTTCGGTCCACACCTCCAGGGCCTCTCCCAGCTCCATCGGCTCCGCCGTCTCCAGATGTACCGTCTGTGCACCAGGGACAAAGGACAGCAGTTCCGCCTCCTGACCGTTGGTTTGCAAGATCATGTGTAATCCGCCTCCTTCACCTTGAGGATATTGATCGTCTGTACGACACCGTTCACGGCCACAGTGTTACCGGACCACGTTTCCGCTGTCACATAGACTTTGTCCTCGTATGTCGTTGTGCTAGCGTGCACAAAATGATAGGTTGATCCGGTATATGCACAGGCGAGATGGTACGAGCCCAATGTGGATAGCTTAGACAGCAAAATAACCGAGCGCATGCCGTTTTTCATGACAAGCTCTACCGCGTTACCGTCCTGAGTGGAAACCTGTTGCCCGGTCGCGGAACCTGCCGCCACAGAACGCACGACCTGCTTTCCCACATTTACCACCGGCAAAATACAATCGCTCATCTCATCCCCTCCTTACACCGTGCCCACGAGCTGGATCGGTATATTGACGGACGGAGCTGCGCCGTCGCTCCTGGTGTAGACCCGGATTTTGCCGGCCATGGTCTCGATCCGGCGGATGTTGTTGCCGAACTCCTCCACCATAAGCTCCGAGGCAGCAACGTCGGAGGTCTGCACCACGCCTACGCAGGGGGTCATGGCCGCCGTAATACCAGATACTGTGATGTCCTTGTAGTACCCGCCCCCAGACACCGCCGTCCATGTTCCGGTGGGGATCGTCGCCGTATACCGGTACTTCACCGCCGCCCCGATATCCGCCGGGGTGGGCTTGTTGCCCGCATGGTAGACGTTGTACGACGTCCCGTCGAAGTTCAGGCTCAAGCAGGATGCAAGACCTTCGATTTTTTTAAGACGCAGGGCAGCATACGTCCCGTCTGTATCAACGTCCTTAATATGCAGCCCATCCTCGACAGACGAACTTGCGTTTTTAAAGATAGTGGCCGTTCCTGCTCCATCTGTTCCGAAATTAAGTGACGGAAGCGCACTCTTTTTTATAGTCAGATCCCCCGTCATGGTATCGCCGGTCTTTGCGACCGCCCCCACCTGGGCCGCCGTGTGGGTGTGATCCCCGGCGGCCTTGGCGTTCCAGGCCGTCCGCTCCGCCGCGGTGAGGTGGCGGACGTTGTCCCCGGTGTGGCCGGAGAGGGCCGTCTGCACCGCCGCGGCGCTGCCCGCCGGGTCAAAATCCATGGCCGGGAGCTGCGCGGCGGGCACCTTCCCATCATCGCCGAGGGCAGCGACGCCGCCAGGCGCCCCCTTGTCCGTAAAGGGGATATAGGCACCACTCTCAATGGTCAGGTCAATCTGGGTGTCACTGCCGATGTAGGTGACCAGGTCAATCTGCTTTTCAATGACCGCGCTGGAAGCGGCGGCCATGAGGTCGGCAGAAGAGCCGGCATTGGCGTAGGCATATAGGACCTCCTCGCTAAAGGAGCCGTCCACGAGCTGCAGTTGAGCGTACAGGCCCAACTCGCGGAAATAGAACGCCTCAGTAATGGAAGCATTGGAGTATATCCCCCCAATAATGACCTTTCCATCGTCGGAGGCTCGCTTCTTGTTGATAGACAGTTGGACCACCGGGGTCGCAACGGCGGTCATGGAGCGCGGTGTAGAGCCGGAAGGCATTGTGCCGGAACCCATGACAATCTTTGTCGGGACGAATAGCGCCCCAACCTGGCTCTCCGCCAGTAGGATCCTGCCCTTGTCTGTCACAGCGTTATTCGAAAAAACAGCCATAATCACTACTCACTTTCTGCGGCATCGCCGATGCCGTACTGTTCCGCACTCGTATCGTGTAGAGTCAGGCCCGCGTGGAGTTCGCAGCCGATGGGGATATAGAATATCACCTCACAGCCGATCCCCGCGGCTGCGATGCGCTTCACTACAGAAGTAGCGTTGCCGGACAGCGCCATATGCTCATGGGGCATCTCCGTTTCGTCCACAGTGATGCGGATCTTGGCGGGAAAAGCCTCTTCCAAATCGACCTGGGATGGATCTACGTTAAAGAGAACACTGATGGTCGTGATGATGGTATCCACATCTCCGCCCGCCAGCAAAGCGGTGACCTTCGTCTTGATCAGGAGGCGGTAGAGGCCGTCCGAAACTCCGTCTCTTGCAATGCCGAAATTGGCGCCGATCCGGTCCAGCGTAGCGCCGCGGGCGCTGTCGAGATCCCGCCAAAGGGCCACGGTCTGAAGGGCCTCCTCCACGCCGCTGAGCGCGGCGGCAAAGAGCTGAAAGAGCCGGCCAATATTGCTGTCCGGATCCTTGCTGTAGGCACCGGGCAGCTTGTCCAGTATGTTCAGAAGGAGGCTCATCGTGAGATCACCACCTTGTCTGGGCTGGTGACGGCCTTTTGGAGTGCGGTGAGAACGATGTTGGCCTTCTGCCAGGCGGCGCCGTCAGTGCTGATTTCCAGGATGTAGTCCACCACGCCCTGGGTCTCGTTGATGGGACACATGAGGCGGTTGTAGTAGACGGTCTCGCCAATGGAGAGGCCGGAGGCGGCCAGGCTTGTGCCCTCGCTGCCGATGTAGTCCACAACCGCGGCCTTCAGGGTGTCGTCCCCCGGATAGGCGGCGTCCGTGACCAGCGAGGAGATCCTCACGTGGATGGGCACCGCAGTGGGGCGTGAGAACCGGATGGTGCGGAGCTTGCCGCTGGCATCCAGGAGCTGGGCGCTGGATGTGCCGCAGGTCTGGATGCCGGCGGCCTTGCGCGCATGGATGGCAGTGGCCACATTGGTGTCGGTCCCGCCGTAGACGATAGCCTGGATGCTGTGGGGCAGCAGACCCGCCTCGTCCATTTCATCGGTATCGTTCTCCCAGACCACGGCATTGACCACATCCTCGGTCTCCAGGAGCTGGGCCCGGATGGCGTCGGTGTTGCTGCCGCCCGCCTTATCCACACTGTTGTAATAGCGTTCCCGGAACTCCTGCCAGGTCTCGCGGGCACGCCCCCCTGCGGTGGCCTCGGGGTTGGTGACCGAGACAACGGCGGCCAGAGGGGGGACCACGGGGCGGCGGGCGGCGCACGCGGTGCTGGGTCACGCGCAGCAAGTCGGTGCCCTGCGGGGTGGCGGTGATGCCGCGCACCTCGTCGATGGCGCCGGCGTCCACATTGCCCTCCGGCCCGGCCTCGTATGCCTGGATAGGCACAGAGACCGTCCCGCCCTCCCCGATGACCGCGTCCTCCAGGGTGACAAAGCGCTGGTTGTTCCGGGCCTGGACGAGGAAGCCGGCATAGACGGAGGCGCCGGCCTCCCCTGTGATCTGGAGCATGCCGGCGGCCTTCTGTGCCGCCAGGAGGCGGATACCGATAAATGCGCCCAGGCGGGCCAGGCTGATCCCGGTAGCGGTGTCCACAAAGCCGCTGTTGTAGACCTGCTCCGCCAGCTGCCAGAGCATCCCGGCGAACCAGGCGAAGATACGCAGGAAGATCCCCAGGGGGCTGCGCACGGATAGGTTGACGGAGCTGCCGAAGAGCTCCTTGGCCTTGACCTCCAGTGCATCCAGAAGCTCCGTGTAGGACGGACGCAAGAAGCCGGCCTCTGTCAGGCCCCAATTCTCATTCACGCACTCACCTCCAGGCTGATTTCTGTGCCGTCTGCCAGCCGCCCGGTAAAAGCGGCGGAGAGCCGGCGGCCCTGCCTGGATACCTCCAGGCAGTCGATATACTGCACACTGGTCTCCTGAAAGATGGCCGCCCGCAGGACGGCCTCGGGATCTCCGGTCCCGTCCCCGATAATCTGGTCATAATCCGTTCCGTGCCCTGTATCCAGGAACCACTCGCCCTTGAATGTTTCCAGGGTCAGGCGGACACATTGCGCCACCGTCTCGGCGCCGGATACCATCACCAGGGCGTCGTCTGCCAGCACCAGGTCGTGGGAGCCCGGGTCGATTTTCAGTGTAATATTGTCCATGTTACGTCCTCTTTCAGCCTGACAGGCTGTCATCTCCATCCGGGCTATCCGTGCGTTTATGTGTAGTCAATTCACCGCGGATATCCACGTCTCCGTGAATGGCGATCCCCGTTTTTGAAACCGCCAGATACACGCTTCCGGCGGCCAGTACCAGAGCGTCCCCCGGCAGCCCCTGGGGTGCCCTGCCTGCGGGGCAGACGCCGCCGAGGAAGAGGCTGTCCTCCGGCGCGTGGTTGCGCCGGGTGTTGGGCTCCGCCTCCCGGCCGGTCTGCAGGGCGGCGTCGGAATCGAAGTCCGCCACGATCACCCAGCCAACGTCGCCCCGCTTGTACCAGGGCCGGATGACATAGTCCCCGACGCACAGGCAGGCGATGTGCAGGCCCAGGATGGGTGCGGCGCTGGCGTAGCTGCCGTCGATGGCCTCCTTCACCAGGGGCTGTACATCCACCGTCATGGTGTCCGGGTAGAAGGCCAGGACCTGGACCGGCATGGAGACCCGGACCGCCTCCCGGTCCTTCTCGCTCTGCGCCGCGCGCAGGTCGGAGCGTTTACTCGTCCACATTATATGGGTCTCACCTCCAGTGTGGTTTTCCAGCTCCCGGTCCGGCTGCCCTCATGGACGCCGGAGACCACCAGGAATGACCCATTGGTCTGGGCATCCTGAATGATGATCCGGTCGGCCACGCCGATGTGGTAGTTGAGCAGGCAGGCGCGCTTCAGGGTGCCGTCGGCCTCCTCCTGTTCGATACGGGTCTTGGAGGCGGCTGAGGTCTGCGTGTTGACAGTCTGGCTCTCAGAACTGGAGGACTCCTTCAGGAGCCCGGTCTGGGGCGTGAGCAGATAGCCGGTCACGATACCCTCATCGGGCGGGTTGATGATGAGTTGGCCACAGCGGATCACCATGCGGGACCGGCAGTCGCTGCAGACGATGCTGGTGAGCACATCCTTCAGCTTGCCGCGGCAGACACGGCAGCCGGGATAGAGCTTGTTGACCGCCAGCTTTACCAGGGAGACCTCCACGCCGAAGATGTTGAGCAGATCGTCGATGATGTCCGCAGCATACATGCCGGCCTTATAGGTTTTGTTGACCCAGGAGCCCAGCCACTCCTCCAAACTGTCTGCGGCGGTGATCCTGGTGATAACGTCCAGGCCGTCCAGAGAGTGGGCGTACTCCGCAACGGCGCCCACAAAGATGCAGCCCACA